GTGGTTGTGCTTGCGTTGCTGACATTGTTAGCTTCCGCTGCGGCTTGTTTTCTCCTAGCGACCTCCTTCATCCCAGCACTTTTGCCCACACTTTCCGACCTATCTATCAACCTTCCTGCATCTTTATAGCTGAAACCTGACTCAACCATTCTGGAATATATTCTCAGATAAGCTATAAGTCTTTTTATGTATAACAACATAATACTTATATTTCTAACACCATTCTGGATAGACTTTGTTACGCTATCAACCGAACTCTTCCACAAATCTGTGGTTTTAACAACTTCAATTAGCCACCCTAAAAGCTCAAAGCCTATTACCATTAGCAGCAGAGGGCCGGTACTTAGTAGAGATGTTAGTGCTAGTTTCACACCGTAGATAGAGCCTTTTAGAACCGCCATTGCTTTGGATAAAACGCCCGCTCCAGCCGCGCCTATGAGCGCACTTCTAATGTACATGACTAGTGCTGAGTTGGCTATCCTAGTTCCAAGCCCTAACCTTAAGAAGTTAGCAATCAGTGCAAATATAACAGTGTCCAATATGCCGAACGCATCCATCAGCGCCGTTATAGCTTTCAAAGGTGCTGACAGTGCTGAAGCTAAAACCTTAAAGGCTAAAGCTAACATTTTAAGTGCAGGTGTTATTATTCTTACAGCATCTTTTATCACTGTAAATATGTCTGCAAGCGCCTCGTTAATTCCCGAGGTTGCAATAGTGTCTGCAAGTGCTTTCAAACTGTTATTCATTCTATTTTGTGCAGCTATCAAGTTATTCTGTGACTTGGCTGCTGCTCCAGAGGCAACTGCTTGTTCATTTAGCATCCTAGAAACGACAGCAACAAACTTGTGAGACTCTACCGTACCTGTTGCGATAATATCCTTAAAGTTCTCACCTTCATAGCCAAGCTCTTTAAGAGCCTTACGAGCGACACCTGTAAACTGAGGCATTTGCTCGTTAACTTGGTTCATCTCCTGAGCTTGAATTACTGGCCCTGCTAACATCTGCTTAAACGCTAAGAATGCTAATCCTGACCTGTGTGCATCCAAACCAGTTGCCTGAATTGAAACAGCTAACTCCTCGAATATTGCCTTCGACTTTGCTGCTGTGAGTCCTGCTGATATAGCCGATACATTGAAACCAACAAAAGCGTCTGCTGTAGCTGATATATCTGAACCTAACCTCTCGGACATATCCGCAACATACTTGAAGTTTATTCCTGCGTCTTCCGCACCGTCTGAAGACAACAGCATAGTAGCTCTTATTCTCTCGAAGTCTTTAGCCGTTCTAAAAAGGGCTGCTCCAGCTGCCAACACTGCAAATACCGAAACATAGCTCCTAGCCAAATTACCCAATGACTGTCTTAAGCCGTGGGCTGCAAACTGAGATTTAGTCATCTCCTTGCTTGAAGCTCTTTGTGCCTTAGCGAGTCCTTGCATCTCAAACTTTAAATCACCAGCTCTTTTTCCTAGCTTCCTGAGTTCATCCTGAGTCTTAGCTGTAGATGAACCCGTCTCAATATCTAAAAGCTCTTTTTTAATACGCCTTAAGCTGTTGGCTGCATCAGATAAAGGTGCTAACTGCACTAGGCTGGCAGCGCCTATAGCCCCTCTACCTGCTGAAGTACCCACTGAGTCTCTCTGAGCTGCCGTAGGAGCCCTTTGCCCGAGTGGGGCGGGTGATGCCTTGGCTTTAACCAACGATGCCTTACGCGCCTCCTCAGTCTGTTTCTTTTGTATACCGAGTTCACGCTCCCTTATGGCTATTCTTCGACCTAGAAGGGCTATTGTCCGTCTTATGTTATCAACATTAGAGCTGGATAACATATTCTTTTCTTTAGAGTGCTTGACACCAAGTAATTCGGCTTTAGCCAGTGTTCTCGTAAGTCTAGTCTTCGTGCTAATTAAAGCTGTCTCTTCCTTAGTCCCAACAGCCGCCTTATCTTTAGCGGTAGGTCTTTGTACACCTCTCGTTATTGAGGGGGTTACAGCTCTGGAAGTTACGACTCTTGGCTTAGATTTATTTATCCGCTCAGTGAGGGATAACTCTTTAGCCAACATACCTAGCCTGACTTTCTGGAGAGTAGTTCTTTTCTGCTCCAACCTGAGAGATTTCTCCATCAGGCGGTCAGTGTTCTTCATCCCCTTCTTGACTTTCTCGTTGTCAAAACCTAACTCTAAAACCCAATCCTGTATTCTCATTTAGTTTACCTCAGTCAATGGGTTTCTGTTTATTTCTTTGTCTCAGAGTCTTTATAAGCAGCCGCTTCCATAGCATCATTTATTTCAATCCACTGTTTAATCTCAATCACCTCGCTAAGGGTGTAATCGTTCTTTAAAGCTCTTAGGTCGGTTACGGGGCAGTGTTTTGAACTCATCATTCCCATAAAGAATATACTGTGATCTGAAAGGGTGCTTGTCTCCTCTATTAAGAGTCGGACTCGTCTTGTGGCTGAACCTTCGGCTTCATCATATCCCTCAGCGTAGGGATTTCTAAACCCTTTGCTTTGAGATATGAAGACAAAAAATCGCCAAAATTCTCCTTCAGGGCTGTTTCAAGCACCAGTAACAATTCTCCATACTTGCCTCGGAAGTGAGTATCGAAAACAACACCTTCGTTGTTAAACTTGAGTCCCGCTAATAGCAAGGTCACTAGCTCTAATATGTCTATGTTCTCCATGCCTGAAACCAATACTGTGCTGGCCTCATAAAACATTGTTTGTTCATCAGGGAGAGTAAAGCCATCGTCACCTGTATTCTTGTCTGCCATAATCCCCAAAACGGGAGCAAACACTTTAAGTAGTTGTGTACCTACTACCAAACCTTTAGATGCTGGTAATAGTGTGATGGAGTAAATGTTACCTCCAACTTCAAATGTTTTTACACCAGTTGCATTAACTGCTGCTTTTAGAATATCGTTGTCCATATTTCCTCCTCAGGATATAAAAAATGGGGCCACCAACTAGGCTGACCCCCGTAATTTTAAAGTATATTTTGTATCGTTTGTAACACTCGGTTAGCAGCAGTGGTAGCAGCAGATATAATATCACCCTGCAAGCCTTGTCTACCGAACGCTCCGAAGTGCATAATCTCAACAAAGAAAACGTAGTCTCTTGTTTTACCAGAAGCAGTAGACCCTAAAGACACCTCTGGGGCTTCCTGTACGTGCGCTGAGCCAAGATAAGCAAGTACTGAGCCTGATGGGTCATTAATCACAATATCGCCTACAGCGAGCTTACGTTGAAGCCTTTGAGCTGCTAAGATAGAAGACAAGAAAACATCAGAAGGACTGTTTTGTTGAACGCTAATTGTGCAAGTACCTGTTTCATCTGGAGAGTAAGATATACTTACCTGACCGTCTGCACCAACCTCTGTTTCAGTGATTGGGCTGTTGAGACTAAACGTGATAAAGGAGTCAGGGGCTAAAGCCTCGATAGCCTGACCGGAAAAACTAACTTGCACATCGCGTGAAGCGTAAACTGGAAGTGACATTTATAAACCTCTTTTGTTAATTATTGACCTAATCTATAGGTTAGGGAGCCAGTGATCTTAGTGATTTGAATTGCACCCGCCAGATAAGCATCAAAGTTTGCAGTGAATAGGCGGTTTGCCTTATCAGCAGCAGTTATCTGTGAGGCTGTAGGGAAGTTCAGTGTGTAGGGTTCTCCTGACTCAAGAATATTAGGTTCAGTTTCTGTTTCAACATAGCGTGAAAGTTCAGTAGACAAAACACTCTTAACTCGATTTATACCTGAATCCGTAAAAGGTATAACGGGTGTTGCAATAAAGAATGATTGGTATGCCTCAGTGATTCGGGCAACTAAGAAATCCCTATTACGAATAACATCAACCCATTCTCCAGAAGCTGTTTTACCAGACTGAGCAGAAGATACGGTGACACCCGCTCTAACCTCACCAAATGAAGCATTACGTGCTGTCAAGTATCCTTTTTGAGTAGTTGTTAAGTTGAAACCTGTAGCTGGGTCTTGAGCAGCCGTGACACCGTTTGTCTGGTTGTTAGCCCAAACTGACTTACCTGCATCAGCTGAAGCTCCGATTGCAATGTACCCCATCTCAGGGAAACCTGTAGCAGCTGTCTGGTGAAACCAACCAACTGTTCTTAGGAAAGCACCTTCGCGTAGTTTACCTAGCACATCACCGGAAACAGCAGCGCCTGTGTAAGCAGTTAAGGAGTCTGCGCTGGCTATAGAGACAAAGTAAACCTTATTTCTTGACTCTATAGTAGCAGCCATTGCCAGAACATAAGCTTCAGTTTTGTCGTATGCAGCTACAAAATAGAAGTTATCATCTTGTACTTCTATAGCAGCAACAGTAGCAGCCGCCGACTCCGAAGCAGTAGACACAGCAGTTATTAGCGAATCAGTAATAGCTACTATCGCGTAGGGTGCTGAGCCCGATTTAGCCAGAGTTACAGCACCTGTTGTATCAACAACAGTAACACCTACAAGACCAGACAATCCTGCCGCTAAAGCCGTAGCGATGGCGGCAGCAGTTTCCGAGCCAGTTGAGCTTGTAAAGGTAGCTGCTACATCAACACCACCTGTTCCCTTAACAGTGACAGAAAATACTTGGCCTACGACAGTAGCGGGTGATGGAGTTAGGGTTACCAAACTAGCATCTCTTCGACCTACTTTCACAGTTGTTATTCTTGGGGTTTGCTTGAACGCGGCTTCAACAGCTTTGTACTCATCAGAGCTTGTTGGTAGGTCTATTGCAGCAGCAGTAGTAGAAGTATAAGTTCTAATCCTGTCTGTGAACCACTGACCCGCTCCGATAAACAAAGGAGTTCCAAAACCTGCTCTTGAGATTACAGTTGTATCTAGCGATATTGTTACATTTACAGCTGGTTCATAACTAGCCATTAAACTCTCCTACTATTAATAAATTATGGTGCAACAGAAGTTACTGTTACGTCTATTGGTAACGGGCTTTCATCTTTATCAGTTCTAAACAGTTCCCCGTCTAAAGTTACTGTATCAAAAACGCCTGTTTGTGCATCTACAACCCTATCTACGATAGAAAATGTGATATTGAATAATGAAGCCTCTACAAATTCTGTTGATAACAAATCAGGTGCAGATATGACTTCAAATGTTTGGACTAAAGAGCCCTTTGTGGCTGTGGTGATAGCACCCCTAACCCTGTCAAGTCTGAAGTAGCCTTCCAACTGGTTAGCTATGCTCCTAGACTCCTTCCCGTACACAGTGTATTGAATCAGCAGTGTGTAGTCTGTTTCCCAATAAGGGTTACCGTCCCCGTTAACGCCTGAAGACAATAGCCAACCTTTTGTTTGCGATGTGTTTAAAACATCGTAGGTTATATATGGGTAATCAGGCTTTGGCGCGTTTGGTCTTCTCTCTATGATAGCTGGAAACTTGTCACCGGCTGGGCCTATCTCGGCCAACCTACCGCCAACAGCTTCTACAGCACTGTCAATAAAAGCTTGTTTTATTAATTCATAATTTATCATTATGCTGGACTACTGGTGGTTAGGTCTGATCTGATTAATACACAAGCATAATGGCTTGTAGATAACCCCGCTCTTGTCCAATCTTGAACGTGAAATACTTCGTACTTATCACCATCAACAATCCCGTAGTCTGCCTCTGTTTTAGTTATCTGCGAGGCTGGGTTTAGTTTAGTTTTAGTTCTATAGATTAGTGAATCATTCTCCGTTGTACCTTCGGGCAATACAACAGAGGTTTTACCTTTATCGTAGGGTTGCAGGTTACCCACTGTAGCCACAGTGGTTGGAGAAGCGTCAGGAACCCAATCACCTGCCCTGTTATAGTCACCACCCGCTACTCTTTGAAAGACAATAGAGGACGACTTGAAAATTGATAACATCTAGGCTCCTTTATTTTTTATCTTATAGTTAACTTTATCGCGTAGCTCCCCAGTGTCTAGCAGGGGGCTAAGGCGGTTTGAGGGTGAGCCTACCATTAGGCTACCAGCTGGTTTACCAAACAAGTCTTTGTACTCTTTCTCTATGAACTTACCTAGTGAGTTTAGTAGTTCCTCGTCTGACTGACTTGACATTAAGTTTAACACGTAGTTTTTTATTGCTACTTTAAACTCAGGCTTAGTAGACAACTCGTGAAAGTTCATGCCAAGCAAAGCCAAAGGGTATTTAACAGCATCGCCGTTAGGCCCACCGAAAGCCCAAAGAATCATTAGCTCGACGTATGACTTACCTGATGAATGAGTACCATCTGAACTAAAATGACCTACCTCTAGTTTCTTTTTTTGCAGACTGCTTAGAGATTTTAGAATACTCGCTGACTGACTCGCTTTTTTGTTCTTTCTCACTGGCATTTAATTTAACCTCTATAACTTCCTCGGTTAGTACAACACCGTCTTTACTTGTGACGACTGTAACTTGCATATAGCACCTCTCTAAAAATATAAATCTGAATTGTCTGGCATGGGGTTTATGTCAGGAGTGCTGCTAGAGGTAATCTTAATACCTTTACTAGAAGACAACCCGTAATAACCAAACAACGGGCAAATGTCTTTTAAGCTGTCTATAAACCTTCGCCAAGTCCTTACACTCCCGTCACCGTCAAAGTACTCTCTCTCGTCACCGCCTGAACGCTCTCTTTTGACTCCCGCACCAGTCGTAGATGCTTTTGTTAAGTTAGCTTGACCTATGGCCCTTAAACCTAAACATAAAGCTTGTGAGTAATACTGATCGTCATCGGCTATCAGTTGGTTGGTTATAACGTAACCGTTGATCTGAGTGATTTGATCGTCTGTCATTTCGTTATTATCTGGCAACCACGTTTTTTCGTCTAACAACAATTGTGCTTTATCTATTACAGCCATTTTGTGATTTCCTGATTAGTAGTTTTATTTTCCTTTTAATATAACAACTAGTCAATAACTGTTATATTAAAAGGAGCTGCAATGTGCAGCTCCTGTCTATCTTCTTATGAGCCCGATACTAATGGGCGGATAAGTGCTGGGTTAACGTTCATGTACAGGACGTTAGATTCCTGTGCAACGTGTATACCCGTTCGGTTTTTAACACTAGTCCAAGCATACTTGTCTTGGGCCATTGTGTTAACGTTCTCACGGTCTTGTGCAGGAGCATAGACGCGCTTAAACAAGTTCTCAGCACCGACAGGTACGACAAATGCAGACTCTGTAGGAATCATTACTGACCCCAAGATAGATGCACTGTATCGGATGTAACGGAAGCCATCGTGAGAGTCAAAGTACTGGTAAGCAAACTTGCCGTTACCAGAACCAAAGTTCTCTCGTGGAACTTCCATAGATGCCAAGTCAAGTGGGCCTCTGATATCACGAGCCAAACCCTCTTGCTTCTCGATTTCAAGTCGGGCGTTGTAGAAGTTAGCACCGCACAGAATAACAGGGGAGGTCATTGAAGTACCTGCCTTGTCCAACTCTGCTTGCAAAATATCAAACTGCAAGCCGAAGAGAGCAAAATGGTCTACAGAACCTGCCAAGTTCATACTCACAGCTGACGGTCTGCTTGCTCCATACACGTCTGTATAGAAGTTATACTGTGGTATAGCAGCAGAGCCTCTAGTGATGTTAGTGTCTGCTGTAAGTAGTTGAGCATAGGCTATCTCGGTAAACATATTCCAAGCTTTGTCTGCCTTAGTAACCATTTTAGCGATTACGTCTTCTTCGGTCAGCATGTCTTGTGTACCGGCTTTACGCTTGTTGGCGTAGTCTTTAGGCGCTACATTGTAACGTAGGCCGAAAGAACCAACTTCGTAAATCAACTGTCGGGCTTTGTCTTTTTGAAGGTCTGCACCGAACTCTTCATACCGCTTACCGCTAGGTAGCTGCAAGGTTTCAGCCAAGTCATCATACTTAATGGTGTTGGTTTCTATGTAGACATCGTTAGTAGCACCACCTAGCATTGCAGATAGCAGCATAGGCTGAGGCTGTGTTCTCTCGATTGCCCCGAGTTGCATACTCTCCATCTCGAAGCCGTTTTGAAGCGAGTTAGAGATAGATTTATCTAGGCCGCTTAATTCTTGATCTTCATTAATCTTCATTTCTTATTAAATCCTCGTGTTTAGTATGTAGGTGTAACAACAGTTGCACTAGCGATAGTGGTAATTCGCTGATCTTGCATGGCATCTAAAAACAACGCTTGATTAGCAGCGTTGGCAGTTCCCCAAACCATACCTGCATTTGAGATTGTTACATCTCCTCGATAAAGAATTGTTCGGCTTACATCTCCAGCTGACAAATCAACATCTGATTTATTAAATCCAGCTCCGAAATTATCACCGACTAGGATACCAACTACTGAGCCATCGGGTAGTGGTGAGTTGCCAGCGGTAACTGCGGCTGCAATATCCTGTGCAATAAAAACTTCAAACTGGCTGTTACCGTTAACCCAAATAACTGGGATACCGATGTTACCGATAGTGGCAGTTCCCCCGACAGTGACAGATTCAAAATTGAAATTAGTCTTTGTCATTTCTTCAAAATCCATTACGCCTTTGATAAGGTCACTCAGGACTGGTCTTTCTGTTGCGTTAATAGGCATTACTTATAGTTCTCCAATTATGCTTCGGTTTTTGTTTTAAGGGACTTAGAAATCTTTTGTTCTCTGGTCATGTCTTTCATAGGGTTGTCGTCAGTTCCCGTATCACCCACTTCTTTGCTAAGTTCAGCCTTCAAGGGGTTACCTTCCAAGTCCATGCCTTTAGCTTTAGCAATTGCGGCCAACTCCGAATTAGCTGCATCTTCTACAGCTTTATTGAGAGTAACTTCAGCTGCTGCATTAAGAGCATCAAAGGCTTTAAGAATAGTGTCATAATTGCCAATTGCTGCAAGAGCGACCGTTAACTCTTTGGTGAGTTCTTTATCGAACTGATAACCTGACAGAGCGTTAGTTGCTTTAGATTCAGCAAGGTCTTTTCGTAGTTGTACCATTTCTTCTTGTAGTTCTTTACTCATAATTTCATCAATTCCTATATCAGTTTTATTTAAGTTATCTACCTCAGAACCCTCAACAGTAGAGGCAGAGGGGGTTTTACCATCTTCAATAGATTTGTCTATATCCGAGATTTGATGACCTATGCCCTTAAGCACAGCTCGTTGTGTGTCAGAAAGAACTTTTCCTTTTTCCAGAGATTTAAATAATATAGCATCATTCATGAGAGAACATGCTGGGCTATCCTTGCTGGTGTAAGCTATGTGAGCCTTGTCAAAAGCGAAAGATATCTTTTTTAATTTTCTTTTAATGATGCCCACTTTACACTTCCTCCCATGATGCCATTGCACCTATTGATACGCCCATCAAGTCTCCGTTTTTCCTAGCAGCCCAAGCTTTTTCGCTTTTAAAAAGCATTTTAACAAGGGGCTGACCTTCTTTAACGAGGGTGTCACCTACCATACAATCAACTTCATTAACCCAAGCTTTCTGAGGGGAGAAGTCGTCTGTCATCATCTTATGAAAGTAGTTGCCACTCATGTTACCGTCTTCGATAGCTTTGTTAAAACTCTTAACCATTTCGTGGCAAACTTCGGGGCTCATGTAAGTATCCCCAACTCCATCAACATCATCTATAGCGATGTACAAAGGTTCTATTGCTATCATCTGCTCGTCATTCAGTTGCTTAAGTATTGGCTTGGGGTTTCCCTCAGCTACACCTAGAGCTTTGCTAATCATTTCACCAACCTTGGCTAGAATGCTACTCTCGGTTATTGACTTTTCAACGTCTTGGGGGTCAGTTAGAAAAACAACCTCTACAGGGTCACCTGTAAGCTCGGCGCTTGTTCCGTTGAATGTGTACGGAGACTTATAAATCAGATAAGTACCATCTTTATATGTATCCCAGTAAACAAAAACATCGTCATAGTCCACCATATAAGCCCAATTAGAGCCGCAACAATAGTCTGAGTTAGACTCGGAGTATGTCGCTTCAACTGCCTTGGCTAGTATACGGCGTTTATCATTTTCAGTTGCCTTTTCTATTACTTCTAGTTCTTTATTTAGTATTTTCTTCATATTGTTTACACCGACAGGTAGCCAGCGACTTCACCTCCGATTAGGTTTTGTTTATGATTATGGTTTCACCAGTTGAATTTATAGCTATGATTTCATCGTCTGTTTCTGAGTCTACTACAAAATCTTCCATAGACTTATTTTCGCTATTGATGGAGGATGATGCACCCCCCGCTTGAGTGTCCCCTGTCCCGCTGGAGCCGTTTGATTTACCTGCGTTGGATTTTATCTCTTTCTTCTCCCTCTCCCTTAGGAACTCCTCTAGTCCATCTGTGTCCCACCCTGCTGACACATATAAGTCTTCCAGAGCCCTGTCTGTTAACAAGCCAACACTACCCGCCCGTTGTAGCACTTTGGATATTGTATCAAAGTCAACTTTGCTGGGGTCTGATGGCGTGAAAACTGGCATGTCATCATAGTCGAGATACATGTCATTTACAGCTAGGAGTCTAGGAGCGAGTTGGTTGTTAATTACATCTACTTTCCAATCAACATTTCGCTGTATGTAGTAGTCATGCGTAGTCATCATACCGCCAGCCAAAGCATTAGAGCCATGACCGTTCTGACCTAGTAACAAGAAACCTGTTCCAAAATTGTTATAAATAGATTTTCTTTTCTGGTTTATAATCTCTTCTGTTTTGTACTGTATACCACCACCTTGTATTCCCTTAAGCTCAAGGTCGTACATATATTTTTTGCTAAATTCATCCACATCCGAAGTAAGAACTATTTGAGTAGTTTTACCCGCTTGTAGGTCGGAAGCGTCTCTCTGTAAAGCTTCGTACTCTGCTGCTTCGTTGGGGTAAGTAGCTGGGTCGTTGGCTTTCTCTATAAGCTCCGCTGGTACTCTTACAACAATAAGACCCCCGAAATCTTTGGATACACCTACAATTTCATAGTGTTCAACTAGCTTCTTTTCTATCCAAGCGTCATAGCAGCTATTAAGGGGAGAGTTACCCTGAGGGTTGTTAAGTGTAGGGTTGTGCCTGTAGTGTAGCATCTGCTGGACTGATATAAACGGGTAGTTGGAGTCAATTAAAATTCCTGCATGAATACTGGAAAAAGGTAGGTTACCGCCGAAGTCAGACAACCTAGGCTCTCTCATTTGAACTGCCGTTGGTTTTTGAACTACACCTCTAAGCTCCGTGTTACCCTTATTCCAAACCCACCCGTATATCGTCTTAGCGTCTCGGGGGGATAGTTTGTCCAGTATATACGAACCCTTGTACTTACCTTGAGTTGATTTTTTAACTACTAAGTTTTGAATAGCAAACCCATTTTTTAAGTCAGTACAAGCATCGTTCATTGCCTCCATCCAAGTACCGTAACTCATGTTGCGAATACAGTAGTTTAAAAAGTCTGCTGCCACCTTGCTTCTCTCAGAGCCTTTTTTGCTTGTAAACTTACCCCCCGATAAAGAGCTGACAGCCATTATGTTAGTTACATCGACAGAGTTAGCCACAGCGTCATCCAGCATCATATTATCATAAGTGAATAGACGCTTTGGCATTCTGAGATCATCTTTACGGAGGTCTTGTATAAACCTAGAGGATGTTACTATTCCTGAACGACCCTTCTCTTGTGTTAGAGGGCGGGTGACTGTTTTTGAGGTACTCTCTGATTTATTTAGTGCTTCATCCATAATTTTACCTTCGTAAGTTAATCAGAGTTTATTTATTCTTAGGGGGTCTTCCTCGCCCTTTAGTTTTAGGCTTAGCTTCAGCTTCAGGCTCGGGCTCGGACTCAGGGTCAGCTTCAGGCTCGGACTCAGGGTCAGCTTCAGGCTCAGGCTCATCCCGCTCTTTGTTCTCAGCCTCGGCCTCTTCTTGAGCCCTAGCCACAGCTTCAGCCT